AAAGAAGAAGTAGAACTTACATTCGAAGAAATGACACCGCAGCAAAAAGCTGATAGACTAAGATTGATTGCTAAGAAAGCTGACTACGTTCAAAGCGGCGCTGCTGCTAAAGCTGTTAAGAAGCAAGCAAAGACAGACATGAAGCAAAAAGGTGCCCAGAAAGGCATGGCTCCTACTAAGAAAGATGTAGAAGAGCAAGTTGCTGCTATCAGAAAAACAATTAAAGAAGGCACAGTAAAAGAAAAAATCGAAGCCTTCAAAGAACTCAACACAATTATAGAGCAATTTAAAACCACAGGAGAACTATAATGTCCGCATGGTCAAGATCAGTTAAGCCAGTTATTACTGGTGTTCCCGCCTCAGAAATCTTCATGGTGGACGAAGCAGAAGTAGCAGCAACTCCTGGCATCACACAGCCAGGTTGGGTACGCAGAACTACTGTAGGTTCACGCAAGAAATATGAAACTATCGTAGCAATGGCAGCAGCCGCTACTGACGCTGTATATGAAGCAGCCGTTGGTTTGGCGGGCGGCGCACTTGTTATTGGTACAGAATATAAGATTCTTACTACAGGCGACACAGACTTCACATTGGTTGGTGCAGCAGATTCACTACCAGATACAGTATTCACCGCCACAGGCGTTGGTGCAGGAACTGGTACAGTTGTCGCTACAGCAGACGATGACGATGACGAATTCCCAGACGTTTAATAAATACTTTTTATTTTAGGGAGTATTTAATATGGCAGATGCGAAACTATCAGAACTAACAGCGGCCACTGCGGCCGCTGGAACTGATGTGCTTTATGTAGTAAGTGGAAGTAACAGCAACAAGATTACTATTGCTAATCTGTTCGCTGACGTAGCAACCCCTGTAAGTTTCAGCGATTCAATAGCTATCACTGACACTAATACAATGACTGCTGCTGGCGAAATCATTACAACGACTAATATCACATATATTAGTAATCCAGACGCTGATGGCAATTATACATTAGGAGCTGGTGTTGATGGTCAACTCAAAATTGTTATTATGATTAGCAATACAGGCAGCAGAACTTGCACATTGCAAGGGTCTACTTTGGCCAATGACATATCGTTTACTGCTGCAGGACATTCTGCAACTCTTCTATATACTAATAGCAAATGGTATTTCATTGGAGGTACCGCTACAGTATCATAGGATTAGATAATGCTACAATTGAATGAAGATAATTTTTTGATTTATGCGATAAAAAATTATTATAGCCCGGGTTCACTCGGAATGAAAGATTTAGAAGACGACTTAAAAAAGTTCAAGTATGTTAAGCGTCTTCTAGGTCGTTATAAAAAGACTGGTGAAGTCAGCGAACGACTAGTACTAAATCATCTAGTTGTCATATACAATGTTTTCGGCGATGCGGCAACAGATATGTTGTTTTACAAGTTAGAGCCAGAATATTGGTCAGACTTGAAAACATATCTTGTTTACTTACATAGAATGCCACTAGAGACTGTAGTTTCTCCTGGTATAAAAGAAACAGATATTCCTTTGAATAATGAACTCATAGCAATACTAAGGAAACTATAGTGGCACGACTCGCAGATGCATATGTAACGTACAGAATCATTAGGATGCTCGCTACTCCTATTGAGAAATCTGATGCCTATAAAATGGGTATCATTGATGCTGACGGTAAAAAGATTAAAAATCCTACTACATCATCTGAGAAAGACGCTTACTCCTTACTACAAAGATTCGTGTTCAAAGTACAACGGGCACTGATGAAATCGCCTGATAGAAATGCAAAAAGACTCTTGACAGTAGCAGCAGCTATGAGTATACTAAGAGAACATGACGAGACTACACTAGAAACTTATACAGAGCAAGACATTGAAGCTCTATTAGACATGTATGAGACGGACGAGAGTGTAGAAAGACAATCCAAATTACTAGAACACAATGTTATTTCCTTCAATACTTTTTTAAGTGAAGAAGGTGTTGTCGCCAATGCAGTTGGCGGCGGCGGTATCGATGGCATTGGTGTAGGACCTAAAGGCGAACCTGGAAGAGATCCAGTTATGATGCCAATGGTTCGCAGAAAAAAGAAGAAGAAAGATGCCAACAGTTAAAACTCTAGAAACAGAAGTGGCGTTAGTCAAACAGGATGTTAGTCAAATCGGACAACTGTTTTCGAAACTCGAAACAGCACTTGATAAGATTACAGATGTTTCAAATAATATTGGACAAATACTTGCCGTGCATGAACAAAGATTGCAAGAAGGCGAGAGAGAATTTGGGGCATTGAAAGCTGAGATGAAAAACGCTGAAGATAAGTTTGATGATGAAGTAAAAGACCTGCATTCAAGGCTAACATCAAACACTAGAGAGATCGAAAGTAAAATGTCTAAAGAAATCGATAAAGTCCTAGATTCAATCAAGGACCTCAAAGAACATCTTATCAACAAGAATGATAAGATAGAAACTCGAATTGCTGCCCTCGAACGATGGAGATGGATATTAGTCGGCGCCATGTTTGTTGGAGCTATGATTGTACCTGAACTACCAAGCCTTTCAGCATTTTTCAAGTAACACTTGACATTAGTTCGCTGATGTACTATAATAAACCTATACTAAATGTGTAGGTTTTTTTTATGTCTCTTTATATTGACCTCAAATACATCAATATGATATCTAATCGTTTGCCGATGTTTACTCGCAAAGACGATTACTTATTCAATTGCCGGTGTATCATCTGTGGTGACTCTTCCGAAAAGAAGAACAAAGCTCGTGGCTACTTCTACAAGAAAGAAGCCAATATGTTCTATCGCTGTCACAACTGCGACTACGGCACAACTGTCGGTAAGTTTATCGAACAGTTAGATCCTATGCTCTATAAAGAATATGTGCTAGAGAAGTTTGTCAAGCAAGTCGAAAAGCCTGTACCTAAGAAAGAACCTGATCCTACATACGCATTTGATTTCAAGCCATCATTCAATAAGCCCCTCAGTATCATTGACGGACTGATGGACAGACTTGATACTCTGCCGAAAGATCATGAGGCAGTTCAGTATGTGAAGAACAGAATGATCCCAGAATCTCAGTACAATCGCATGTATTTTGTAGACGATATACGCAACCTGTCACAGCTAAATACCAAATACACAAAAGCACTAAATATAAAGCAGCCGAGAATTTGCCTGCCCTTCATCCGAGAAGACGGACAACTATCAGGCATGGCATTGAGAGGTATACGAGGTGAAACACTTCGTTACATCAATCTCAAAATAAAGGAAGATGATCCTACTATCTTCGGTCTAGATGTTATAGATAGAAATGAAGAAGTCTTTATCGTTGAAGGTCCGATAGACAGTCTGTTTCTAGACAACGCAATCGCAGCAGCCGGCTCATCTTTCCATAAGATTGATAAGATAGGGTTGACTCACTTTACGGTCATATTTGATAATCAGCCACGAAACAAAGAAATCTGTGATCTGATATACAAGCAAATAAAAGCCGGCAATAAAGTCTGTTTGTGGCCGTCTGATATTCAAGAGAAAGATATTAACGATATGATACTTTCGGGCTTGACAAAGAACGACATTCAGTATATTATAGATAATAATACATATGAAGGCTTAGAAGCCGAACTTGAATTTACCGCCTGGAGAAAATGTTAATGTCAGTGAGTTTAGTAGGAATGACTCAACCATCTGCTACAACTGGGTGCAACACAGCGAATCAACTAATTGCGTATGTTGCACGAGTGAGTAACCCAGAGAATCAAAATAACGATAAAACCGCATCAAAACTACTCAAATATCTCATAAAGCATGAACATTGGAGCCCTTTTGAGATGGTTTCTGCTACATTAGAAATTAAGACTACTCGTGACATCTCCAGACAGATTATAAGGCACCGTAGCTTCAGTTTCCAAGAGTTTAGCCAAAGGTACGCAGAATCAACAAACTTTGAAACTCGTGAATGCAGACTACAAGACCAGACCAATCGACAGAACAGCATAGAAACAGAAGACCGTGAACTAGCTGAGTGGTGGAAAATGGCTCAGAAAGAATTGATTCAAAAGTCTAAGTTAGTATATCAAACAGCATTAGATCACGGAATAGCAAAAGAACAAGCAAGGGCAGTACTGCCAGAAGGCAATACTGAAACAACACTATACATGTCAGGCACTCTTAGATCGTGGATACACTACTGCAAACTAAGAAGGTCTAACGGAACTCAGAAAGAACATATGATAATAGCTGACCAATGTTGGGATGTGTTAAGCCAACACTTCCCTGATGTGGCAAAGGCAGTAGAGGAACTATAATGGCGAAAAAAGAATATATGGGTCTAAAAATAGACTACGCAAGAGATAGTCTGTTTGATAAATTAGGCATCGCAAGACTCAAAGAATCGTACATGCGAGAAGACGAAGCGTCTCCTCAAGAAAGATTTGCACATGTGAGTGCTACCTTTGGCAGCAACCCAGAACACGCACAACGACTGTATGAGTACAGCAGTAAGCACTGGTTATCTTATTCGACCCCTATTCTTTCTTATGGTCGTTCAAAGAAAGGTATGCCTATCTCATGCTTTCTAAACTTCATTGATGACACGGCGGAGGGTCTCGTTGAAAATCTTTCTGAAACAAATTGGCTTTCTATGCTTGGGGGTGGCGTTGGGATTGGTTTTGGTATCCGTTCCTCTGATGATAAGTCTGTTGGTGTTATGCCTCATCTCAAGACTTACGATGCATCGTGCCTCGCATATCGCCAAGGTCGCACTAGACGGGGCTCTTACGCTACTTATCTTGATATATCTCACCCAGATGTGATGATGTATCTTGAGATGCGAAAGCCGACAGGTGATCCGAATGTTCGCTGTTTGAACCTTCATCACGGCATCAACATCTCAGATCGTTTCATGGAAATCATCGAACGATGCATGACTGATCCTGACTCTGACGACGGATGGAATTTGATTGATCCTCATTCAGGTGAAATCAGAGACACTGTATCAGCAAAGCATTTGTGGCAGAAAGTACTAGAGCTTCGTATGGAAACAGGCGAGCCATATGTTCACTTCATTGACACAAGCAATCGTCACTTACCTGAGTGGCAGAAAGAATTAGGACTCAAAGTTCATCAATCAAATCTTTGTTCAGAAATCATTCTGCCTACAAACAAAGACAGAACAGCAGTATGTTGTTTGTCATCTGTGAATCTTGAGCATTACGATGCTTGGAGCAAGAACTCATTGTTCCTCAAAGACATTGCAGAGATGCTAGACAATGTATTACAATTCTTTATCGACAACGCACCGAATGAAGTTGCACGAGCTAAGTTCTCAGCAAGCCGTGAAAGAAGTATTGGTGTAGGCGCATTAGGTTTCCATGCTTATTTGCAGCAGAAGAATCTGCCGTGGGAAAGCGCAATGGCAAAAGGCACTAATCTGAGAATGTTTAAACACATACGAGGAAAATTAGATGACGCAAACAAAGAACTGGGGGAAGCCAGAGGTGAAGCCCCTGACGCTGCTGGACGAGGTCTTAGATTTAGTCATGTTATGGCTATTGCTCCCAATGCTAGTAGCAGTATTATTATGGGAAACACTTCGCCTTCCATTGAGCCGTTTAGGGCGAATGCTTACAGGCAAGATACACTTTCTGGAGCTTTCCTTAATAAAAATAAGTATCTGGTGGAGCTTATTAAAAGTAAGATTGAAACTGGGGCGACTAAACAGGCAGAAGACGAAATCTGGTCCTCAATCATCTCAAACGACGGATCAGTCCAACACCTAAACTTCTTAGATGAATGGGAGAAAGATGTATTCAAGACTTCTATGGAAATAGATCAGCGATGGGTCATTGAACATGCAGCAGACAGGCAGCAGTTTATTGACCAAGCACAGTCACTCAATACATTCTTCCGTCCTGACTCTAACATCAAATATCTACATGCTATTCACTACATGGCATGGAAGCAGGGCTTGAAGACACTTTACTACTGCCGCTCAGAGAAGTTAGGAAAAGCAGATAAAGTATCGAACAAGATTGAGCGACAAATTATCAAAGAGATTGATATGACTGCACTTGTAAACAATGACGAATGCCTGGCGTGTGAGGGATAATGTTAGAAAGAATGATTGAAAGGGTAACGAGTAGTTACCCTATTGAAAAGATAATGCCTTTTTGTGAAGCATCAATTGGCGATCCTAGACCTGGCACTGAAGTCTTTAGGCCTCATGACTGGGAGAATCGTCCAGGATGCTTATTACATTGTTTATATATAGAGAAGAGGTTCGATAATAGGGCTGGATATTACATTTACAGAGAGAATGGTGAAGTGATATCTGGTCACGGTTATTATCCTTTCGATGAGGATCCTAACATATATGTGTTGTGCAGAGGCTACTCTATTCCTTCACATAAACCAAAACTAGGAAAGAATGCGTTTATTACTATGAATCTTCTAGGCTCTGTTATTGCTGATAGAGCATACAAAGAAGGTTACTTAGGACTAATAGATACATTCGAATTGCACAACCAAGAATTAGCAGAAAAGTTAGTAAAGATAACAGACCCAAAAAGACATCCTAACTATCATTACGACACAGAATTAAAAGACGGCAGATTTTTTAAACCTAGACATTATAAAGACGGTGATTTAAGAACTCAGCCAATGACTATGTTTGGAAAATGTATGATTAGATACACTCCTCAAATAGTTGTATATCATTTGTTTGATGAATCCTATAAAAATGAACTAATCAACAAACTTACAGGAATTAAGATATAATGGAAAGCATAGCAGATCTAAAGAAAATCATTCACAAAAGTCAACATTGTCAACGAAACTGGGATCTTTCTAAAGAAATCCCACAAGAAGATATGGACATCATGTTAGAGGCAATTACTCAATGTCCTAGCAAGCAGAACAAAGCATTCTACAAAGTACATGTAATCACTAACAGAGAAGTTATTGAAAAGGCACACGCAAACACAGTGGGCTTTGGTAACTATCTAGTTATAAACGAAAATACTGCAAAGTTTGAGCCGCAAACAAACTCACAAGTGTTGGCTAACATGTTAGTTGTATTTGAAAAGTACACAGAAGACAATGTTCAGCAGCATCCAAATCCTGAGTTCGCATTTGACACTGAAGAAGTCGAATCTATGGACAGAAACACTGCTGTTGGTATCGCTGCAGGTTATCTCAATCTTTCTGCATCAATGCTAGGTTACTCTACTGGTTGCTGCGGTTGTTTTCAACCACAACAAATGAAAGAAGTATTGGGACTAGACAACGAGCCTCTATTGCTTATGGGTGTTGGCTTCCCTGATCCTGATAGAAACAGAAGAATGCATCATAAAGATGAAAACTTTAAGTTCCCTACAATTACAAAAACCCCTATTCCTACTAACATAATCCGGTAAAAAAATGGCTACAAAACTGAAGTTGACAGATGAAAGAAGTTACTTTAAACCCTTCAACTATGCCTGGGCATATGACGCTTGGCTAAAGCACGAACAAAGCCACTGGCTACACACAGAAGTGCCTATGAACGAAGATGTAAAAGATTGGAAATCAAAACTTTCTGATGCCGAGAAAGGATTTCTTACAAACATCTTTCGATTCTTTACACAGGGTGATATTGATGTGGCAGGCGGTTATGTAAATAACTACTTGCCCAATTTCCCTCAACCAGAAGTACGAATGATGCTTGCAGGTTTCGCTGCTCGTGAAGCACTTCATGTTGCTGCATACTCACATCTCATTGAGACATTAGGCATGCCTGAGTCTACATACAATGAGTTCCTTGAGTATGAGGCAATGAAAGAGAAGCACGATTACTTACAAGAACTTTCGGTAGAGACACAAGACAAGACTACTATTGCTACAAACATTGCAGCCTTCTCAGCATTCACTGAAGGCATGCAGTTGTTCAGCTCATTCATTATGCTACTTAACTTCCCACGACATGGTAAGATGAAAGGCATGGGACAGATTGTTACTTGGTCAATCGTAGACGAAACTCTACATGCTGAAAACATGATTAAGTTGTTCCGTGAATATGTGAACGAGAACCTTGACTTGTGGAACGACGGTCTCAAAGGTAAAATATACACAATCGCTGAGAAGATGGTAGAACTTGAAGATAAGTTTATTGACCTAGCGTTTGCGATGGGTGACATGCAAGATTTGACACCAGAAGATGTGAAGAAGTACATTCGCTACATCTGTGACCGTAGACTGATTAGTCTTGGACTCAAGGGCATCTTCAAAGTGAAGAAGAATCCTTTGCCGTGGGTGGAAGAAATGATCAATGCTCCTACTCACACAAACTTTTTTGAAAATCGTGCTACAGACTATGCTCGTGGCGCACTCTCAGGTAATTGGGGTGACGTTTGGGCATAAAACCAAAGTTCGTAAAGTACTTTGCTACTATAGCAGAAGAGACAGCAAAACTTTCTTCTGCTATCAAACTACAAGTAGGGTGCGTTATTGTAAAAGATAACCGCATTCTATCTGTAGGCTACAACGGCACACCTTCTGGATGGGATAACGAGTGTGAAGAAGTAATTAAGTGGCCGAACGGCGACATAAAGTTTCTCACAACAAAGCCAGAAGTCCTTCACGCAGAAGCAAATGCGCTAATGAAACTGTGTCAGTCTACTGAATCAAGTGAAGGAGCTACTTTATTTGTTACACACACTCCTTGCATCGAGTGTGCTAAACTTATCTATCAGGCAGACATCTCACAGGTGTACTATATAAATGATTACGATGCAACAAAAGGTTGCGGGAAAGACTTTTTAGAAAAGGCAGGAATCGAAGTATGTCAAGTATCATAATCAAGAAAACAATAGAGTGTGAAGAGTGTGAGGCAGAATACAAAGTACGCCACGACATGTCAGACAGGCATTATGTAGTTAGTTTTTGTTCTTTCTGTGGTGCTGAGTTGGACATTGAAACATCACTTGATGATTTTATAAATGAAGATGAAATAGAGGAAGATTGGTAATGGCACAGTGGCATGGCGGGAAAGGCAGCGCCCAACGCAAAGTAGACAAGAAAAAGTACAGCGATAACTGGGATGCAATCTTCGGTAAAAAGAACGATACTGACCTGAAGTTTACGACTGCTGAGGACTTTATAAATAGTGTTTCTGATGATGAAGGAACACTTGATGCCAACAGTAAAGAAGAAACGCAAGAAGAAGGAACCTCAGGTACATAGGGTATATTGCACATATTTCCCTTCCGGCAATTACTACATAGGTTATTCAGGCAAACCTCAACGCCTGTATGAAAAATATTATGGGTCTTCTAAGTATGTCCTAGAGCACGAAGGACAGCTTGAGAAGGAAACTATTGCAGAGTACGACAAGAAGTCGTGGGCTAAAATGCAAGAATTTCTCCTACAGTGGCAACAACGACACGATCCCAAGTGCCTCAATTCCATGCTGAACATCAGGCTCAACAAAGAACCGTTGGCTGATTTCGAACCAATAGAGTGGACACCAAAATGTTCTTCATAGCATTACTTTTATTTTCGGCATTAGCAGTATCTACAGTAGCAGGTTACTTTTCGATTGTCGGTCTCATGGCAATCTTTCCGGCAGCAGCAGAACCTATTCTCGCAATGGGTGTTGTATTAGAAGTAGCGAAACTAGTCACAGCGTCTTGGCTGTATCGGTACTGGAACAAAACAGCATTCGCCATGAAGTCATACTTTACGGTTGCTGTCATCATTCTGTCCGTCATCACATCGATGGGCATCTTTGGCTTTCTCAGTAAAGCACACCTCGAGCACAGCGTCTCTACGGGTGATAACACACTACAAGTCGCTAGACTCGACAGAAGGATAGAAACTGAGCAGAGGCGTATAGCAGACGCAGAGACGGTACTAGCACAGTTAGACGACACAGTACAGACTCTCATAGACTACGATAGAATTCGTGGTGACGATGGCGCTATTGCTACACGAGAGAATCAGGCTCTGGAAAGAGAACAGTTGAACGCCTCAATTGATGATGCGGTAGCAGCCATTGACGCATTGTCGGAAGAAAAGCTAGTATTAGAGACTGAACAGCTACTTATTGAGGTTGAGGTCGGACCTCTATTGTATGTTGCCGAAATGGTATATGGCGACACAGATAAAGAAACACTTGACAAGACTGTCAGGTTTGTGATAATATTACTTATATTAGTTTTTGATCCATTAGCGATCTTGCTTGTTGTAGCGGCTAATATGAGCATGAAAGAGCGTAAAGGTGAGAGCATCACTTTTATGTCCGAGAAAGACCTCGAACTTGAGTCAGAAGATTTTGGTATCGAAAATGTTTCTAATGATGAACAAACAGTAGAAGATGTACAGGATGAGAAACAAGATGATATGGAAATAACCGAAGACGATCTGCAACATGTACAGCGGCTTGATAGACGAGTCCGTAAAAAACTTGAATGGTTAATTGATAAAAAGAAGACAGAATGAAAATAACAGTAATCGGCAATGGAATATCTCGAATACCTATTCCATTGTATAAGATACCCGGCATAACTATAGGGTGCAATGAGTTATATAAATCATTTGATCCTAAATATTTATGTGCTGTAGACTTTGCTATGCTTAAAGACTTGCATGAAAGCAGCTATGCAGGAGCCGTATGCTATAGATTTAAGAGTCTCAATGATCAGGGTCTTAAACCCAAACAGAATTGGTTTTGCCCATCATTCATGGATAATAATAGCAGTGGTCATGCGGCAATAGAATTGGCAGCAGGATTAGATGCTACCCAAATTGATATTTTGGGATTTGATTGTCAGTTAGGCAGAGTGTATGGAGAACATACCCCTCCTTCTAGTTGGCAAAAATGGATAGATGCTTTGATAATGCAATCAAAAAAATATCCAGTGAGAAGAGTAGTAGGCGAAAATAGTTTAGCAATACCTGAAATAAAGAACACGATAAGTGTGCAAGACTACATAAATGAACTTTGAAAGGACTTATAATATGAACTACCACCGTGAAAGAAATGAAGCAGCATGGCAAGGCAAACTAGTCGATTACTTGACTCGCTACGAGTGCCAAGTCCAATTCGAAAAGGCTGACGGCACAGTCCGTGACATGCAGTGTACTCTACAAGAGTCTGTAGTGCCTGCTACAAAAGGTACTGGCAAAACTAAACCTGCAGGTGTCCTCACTGTATTTGATACGCAATCAAAAGGTTGGCGAACTATCAAGTTTGATAGGATCATCGACTTTTCGGTGCAAAACGAGTACATCCGATCGGCAAACTAATGCTTGACATTATAGGATTCTTTGTGTTATAATTACGGAGTAATCAAATAAGGAGTCCTATATAATGGCAAAACGACAACGCAGTACTTATGTTCTCCCAGAACCTAAATGGCGAGAGTTCAAAGAGTACACGGACGAGGCAGACCGTGAGACGGCATTTCGTGACTGTGAGTATTTCACTCACTACGAAGTTGCCGACAAGTCTGGTGTGCCTCACATCAAGAAGTGGATGAAGGCGAACTTTCCGGCAGATGATGTAACAAGCATTCTGAAGTCGCCTGACTCTACTTTCTATTCTATCGCAAAGTATGGCTACATTTGGTCTAAGCTCGGCTACATGACACAAGCACACGAAACTTATCTACACTCTATCAAAGATGATTTGGTAGCGAAGGGTACTGCCTATGTTGCTGACAAAGAAGAAGCGCCTAAAGTTGTTCCTATCAGAAAAAATCTCGATAACTTTCTCGATGGTGTTGAGGACGCACAGGCCAAGATCGCACAGAGCGGCACAGTCAATGTAGAATCTTTTGTTGAAGGCTACAAACTCAATGCAGCAGAACTTACTACAGCATACACAAAGCTAGACGAGATGGCATTCGAGTGGCGTGAACTGTTAGCACTTCGCAATCTCAAAGGTGAACTCAGTGAGTGGGATCAGCAGTTAGTAGAAGGCTACAGTCATCTCAAACTGTCTACAATCAAAAAGCTAGTAGACTTTTATTCTCAGTTGCAGACAGGTCTTCTTGAAACTAAACAGTCAAAGAAGATTGTCCGTATTCGCCGTAAGAAGCCTACTGACAAGAACAAGGTTGTTCGCCGTCTCAAGTATCTCAAAGATTTTCCTGAGTTGAATCTCAAGTCAGTTGACCCTGTAGATATAATAGGTGCAAGCGAAGTGTGGGTGTATGACACTGCCCGTAAAAAGATTGGCGTGTATGCCTCAGAGTATGAAGGTACGCTAAGTGTGAAAGGCACTAGTATAGATAACTATTCAGATGCAAAGTCTTATGAAAAGACAATGCGTAAGCCTGAGATCCAGGTGCCTGAATTCATGGCAGCTCGCAAGAACGGACTGCACAAATTTGTAGACACTATTAAAGGTAAGAAGCTCTCAGCACGAAAGCGCTTACTACCTTCTATGGTTATTGTGAGGGTTATATAACATGATGGTAGTAGACTTCAATCAAGTAGCAATTGCTACATTCATGGGTGAAATGGGACATCGTGGAGGATCAGACCTTGAAGTCAATCTTCCTCTGATGCGTCACATGATCCTCAACACAATACGCTCGTACAAAAACAAATTCTCAGATGAGTTTGGTGATGAGGTAGTTATTGCTTGCGATAACAAACGCTATTGGCGTAGAGATATATTTCCCTACTACAAAGCACATCGCAAGAAGGCACGAGACGATAGTGCCTTTGATTGGTCAGCAATCTTTGAAGCACTGAATACGATACGCAATGAGTTAGACGAATACTTTCCGTATCCTGTCATTGATGTAGATGGCGCAGAGGCAGATGATGTCATCGGCACACTCGCTGAGTATTCACAGACAGCAGGTGAAGGTGGTGGTTTGTTTGACGATGGAACAGCGATACCTTTTCTAGTGTTGTCAGGTGACCATGACTTCAATCAGTTGCAGAAGTGGAGCAACGTGAAGCAGTATACGCCTGCACAGAAGAAGTGGATCAAGATCAAAGAACCTGCAGCACAAGTATTGATGGAACATATCATCACAGGCGACAAAGGTGACGGTGTGCCTAACATGTTATCACCTGATAACTCATTTGTTGATGGCATTAGGCAAAAGCCTATTCGTAAGAATCTGATGGCAGAGTGGAAAGCAACAGCACCAGAGAAATGGATTACTGCTGAGATGTCTCACGGATACAATCGTAATCAGATGCTAGTAGATCTTACAAAGACTCCAGAAGACATCAAACAAAGTATTATAGATAGTTACGAACGTCAAAAAGGCGGTGACCGTAGTCAACTGCTAAACTTTTTTATCAAGAACAAAATGAAAGGACTAATAGAAGTCATACAGGATTTCTAGGAGATGTAAATGAATATTATAAAACGTGAATATCATCAAATGACAAGCACATTCACATATGACGTACCAGAAGAAGAAATCATCAATTCGTTTGGCAGTGTAGAATCCTTTACGGAACACTACGCAGAAGAGACTGATGAGTTCTTTGACTTTATGTGTGAATTCGATTATGATCGTGAAGACGATCTTTGGACAGACCGCAAAGGCGGTTATGAAGTTGAGTGGGAGATTGATGATGACGAATAGAGAAGTATTGATTGAGGTTGACAACTTTGTATTAGAAGAGGATCAACTGGCAAAGGCGCTCGCTGAACCTCAAATGATTACAGAAGGAGATGAAGTAAAAACATATAAAGATTTACAAGACTCGCTGACTAACTTGAATTCAGATGGTAATACAGGGATAGGGGAAGAAGGAGATGAGTTAGAATCAGTTGGAGATGAAGATGAACAATAATGTAAATTTTAGACAAGTGAACGAAGGTTTCAAATGGGTATTCGATGCTACAAAACCTGAAGAGCAAGTAGCACGACTCAAAGAATGGGCAGCAAGAAATCAGACAGTTGTACCTATGGTTCGTTTAGGTGTGGGCGCAGAGAAAGTTGATTGGGCCTTACCAGAAGGTATGCCAGAAACAGCAAAGATAGATAACGATATTCCTGAAGGCATGGGTGAAACTACACTGACACTAGAATGGCGCAGAGTGAAGCAGTTTACAGATCCTGCTAGTAACATGAACAATCTTCCACCGTGGAAGCGTGAGCAACAATGGGTAAATATTCTCGAAGCGGTTCAAGTAGAAGAAGCTAAGATTCTCACCGCAATTAAGGACGGCGTGTTGTTGTCTCTCTATCCTAAACTAGAGAAGTGTCTACCGATTCTTGGCATCGAGGAGTATAATAAACCGCCTCGAAAAAGTGCCAAGAAAAAGCCTGTTGCAAAGACTACAAAAACTCCTAGGGCCAGGAAAGGAAAGTCAGCACCAGACGAAGTGGTTATCTGATAGGAGATTCTTTGACTTTATGAGAAGAAAGAATCGTTCAGTCTAGTCTTCGGGACGATACTTGTCGTACTTCATCCCAAGTTGATACCCTTCGGGTAGTGGCTCGTGTTTAGGAACTAGGAAAGCTCCTTCAGGGCCACATATCCAACGCTTGCGTACACGTTTCTTCCAGGCTTCATGCATCTTTTGTCTAGTAGATTCTTTATGAGTTCTACCATGCATTGGGTTCATGTAGTCTTGCCGTGTACCTGTCATAGTCTTTTTGATTTTTGATTTGTGTTCTTCGGTGAGACCGTCTTTGTGTCCGTGATTAGCCTTAACACCTGCACCTATCTTTAGCTTAGTCTCTTCGGTGTGTTTGCTTTTAGCTCTTGCTTTGTCTATGTCAATCTCTATTCTATTCTTGGCAGCATACTCACGCACTGCCTCTACAGTAGCTGCACGGGTAAGCATCTCACGAGGCTTAGGAACTTTTTGAACGTCCTTGTTCTCTACGATGTAGTGACCTTCATTGGTCTTGAATAGAAAGTATGACTTAGACATTATATAATAGTTGTTCCTTGTGTTGGCTTTCCTTGTAAGCGATAACTAGCCATGACATCAATAGTAGTTGGTTTAGGATTGTTAGCAGGAGCATTCAATCCCCTGGGTTGTATTCTTACTTCTAATTTTGCTGTTAAGTTTGATAGTTTATTGAAAGGTTTGCTTGAGCCAAATATTGCCGCAATCTTTTTCAATTCTTCAGCAGTTACATTTTTACTGTCTACTATCCATATATCATTTCCTATCATCATTGCTAATACATTTTTTCGTATAGCAGGTCTTATGCTTTTAGTAAACTTTGATTTATAGTGTGCTATAATTTTATTTCCTAGGGTACTGCTAGAAATATTAGCTACATTATAATTGGTAGTATTATTTGCAAAGTTTTCTGTAAGAGGTCTTCTAGCAAACTTATCTGGAACTATGCTCAACATCCCGCTGTATATTTCAGTTATTTTAGAATGAAAATATTTTTTGAAATCTTTTAGCAATCTTTTGCCGTTAGTAATTGCTTCTTGCGTGTTATTCATTAGAGTTATCAATTCTTGTTTAGCTTCTGATGTACTATCAGGCGTATAAAACTTAGTACCATCGAATCGCCAATCACGCATGCTACCCATTTGAGCAGTGTGTGAGTTTTTGTATTCAATGTGAACATCAACTTTAGTTTTAGAATCTAGGTTTATAGTGAAACCGAAATCAGGAAATCCAGCATCAGCTCCCATTGGTTTTGCAAAAGCAGGGTGAGTTTTGCCCAGTCTTTTCTGCAAAGCCTCAAACGCTTTGTTTTCATCATCAAATGCCTTGTTATTGGCAACCATAAGGTCTCTCCTTTTAGAGTTTATACACTATTTATAATAATATCAAGCACTTACAAACTTCAATGAAATCAATGACTTATAACACTTGACATTGGCCTAAAATACTGTATAATAGTGGTATGAATCAAAGAACCCTATCAATCCGGAAAGATAATGCTTGACATACCCCTCAATATGTCATATAATGTAAGCATAAACTAAAAAAGGAGATGTTTATGAACAAAGATACCCTGCTAGAACTGTTACTTTCCGCCGAAAACACACTCGACAGCTACTATGTTTCCGGCAGTAGCTACGACATTGAATCTATGGAACGCCGTTGCGCTGAGTTGGAGAGAGAAATGGCATCCTTAAGTGAGGAGTACACCTCTTGATCTTGATTTCAATCACAGGCGGCACTAAGACGCAACGAGACTTGGGTGACGATGCTATCCGATTCTTTGTCAAAACACTGATGCCTCGCAAGCGCAGTCTCAACATTGATCTCAAGATTCACAACCTCATAAAAGATGATGTAGCCGGACTGTGTGACTACATGGGAGGCAACGAGGTTGTTATTGAGTCACATAACCGTGGCACTCTTTACGATTACATTAGCTTCTTAGCGCATGAATGCGTACACATGAAGCAGTATGTAACAGGCGAACTAAAGACAAATGGTCGCAAAGAATTGTGGCATGGTAAAGACTTTACTGATGTCCCTTACAAAAAGCAGCCATGGGAAATAGAAGCATGGTCTTCGCAGCACAACTTAGCAAAAGATTTTATTAAAAACAATATGGGCATTACACTCAAAAAAGCAAAAGACCTGAGTCCTAGATCATTGAAGCAAATGGACTGGAACGCAGAGGCATTGTTTCTACACAAGATAGTAGAGGCTCAAGTAAAGAAGGAGAAAAAAAGAAAATGATGTTTAAAGAAAAAATAATCCTAACTGACATAGACGGATGCTGTCTTGACTGGGAATATGCCTTCCATAATTACATGGAAGTACAAGGTCATGAACTTGGTGACAAAGATGTATACTCAATGGCAATGGCGTATCAAATGGCGCCTGATAAAGTCAAACGAATGATTAAGACATTCAACGAATCCGCAGCGATTGGCTTCTTGCCACCGTTGCGTGATGCTCAGTACTATATCAAAAAGCTCCACGAGAAGCGACAGTATAGGTTTGTGGCAATCACTAGCCTGAGTTTAGATCCTTATGCTAAACTGTTACGAGAACGTAATCTCAAAAAGATATTTGGTCCAAACACATTCAAAGAGGTTATCTGTTTAGAATGCGGTGCTGATAAAGACGATGCACTAGGACATGCAGCAGTAAAATATCCTGGTGCAGTTTGGATTGAAGATAAGCCAGAGAATGCTGATGTTGGTGCTAAACTGGGCTTTGATACATATTTAATGGAACATGCACACAATATGAAATATAGGGGCAAAGCCAGAGTCGTGAAGAACTGGCAAGAGCTTTATGGATTGATACTTAGAGGCAAGCCAGTATGGCCATAGGAATAAATAATGTTGATTAATATTCAAATTGAAATTGATACCGAACGAGATGCAGATGAGCTACGTGCTTTGATGGAACTCATTCAACAACTACAGGATAAAAAAGATGTCAACTGAAGGAATGTGTGAGAATTTAATCTACAAGATTAGACAGTGGCATCATGACCGCAATCTAATCGAGGGTGCTACTGACAAGGATCAGGTGTGTAAACTGATTCAAGAAGTCGGAGAACTGTCTGACAACGTATGTAAGCAACGAGATGTCCGTGATGACATTGGCGACATCATTGTAGTGCTGATAAATATTGCTGAAAGAAACAACATTACTATTGCAGAGTGCCTTGCACAAGCATATGATGACATCAAAGACCGCAAAGGTAAGATGGTAGACGGCATCTTCATCAAGGAAGAATAATGTACCTTTGTGTATGTAACGCTGTCAAAGAAGGCGACAAGGATCGCTATCATTTGATCGGTACAAATTGTGGCAAATGTAAAGAAACTAAAGAGAAAAAATGATTATGGAAACTTATTACGCTGTTTCACTCTTTCTAATGATTGGCTGTGGTTTTATGTCTTATAACATAGGACGAAAGGAAGGCGTGATGAAATTCCTTGATTACTTAGACTCTCATGCTGACAAGAATGGTGTATTAAAAATCAAAATCACTGAGACAACCTTTGAGATATTGTAGTGAATGATTATATAAGAGAGAATGTGCTGTATCCTCTCACTGAAAAAGACATAGAAATATTCGCTGATTCAGTCAAACATCCTGATGATGAGCGCCTCACTCACCACGCCATCAAAGACAAACGCATCCTTCGTACAGACTTCACCAAGAACATGATTCGTCTGGCTAAACTGCTAGACTTAGAAGTCTCGTCCATCACAGCATTCACGGGCAAAGCTGGCGAGCATTGCGCTCCTCACATTGACGGAGAGCCAGGCAAGTCATACTCATGGCGGCTAGCTTATTATGCCAAAGGAGACAACAGCTCACTGAACTGGTGGCGTGTAGGTCCTGCTATTGAACACAAGCTATTAGAATTGGATAACAAGCGTTCAAAAGAGAATGATGAGACTCCTACTGGATATTCTGTTATAGATACTCAAGAGAAAGTATTCACACAGCCTATCAATATGCATTCTGCCTTCGTGCGTACAGATATACCACATTCAGTAGACATGACAAAGGCGACTGAAGAACGTCTAACAATATCTGCTACATTCTTTCCTCACATCTTTTGGGAAGAACTGAACAAAAGATTGGATAAAATATGAAGATATCAATCACTGGTTCATCAAGCGGTATAGGACTGGCTGTTAAAAATTTACTAGGGGCTGAACATGAAGTGGTGTGTCTAGATATTACAGACGGATATACCATAGACGACCTGTCTATAATTAAGCACATACTAGATGCAGACATATTCATCAACAATGCCTTCAGCAAAACAAAACCAGAAGCACAGCAACTGCTGTTTGATACAGTGTACGGAGAATGGAAACACACTGAGAAACAAATCATAAATGTGGGAAGTCTTTCAAAATACTATAGCCCAGAAGACACTGTGAAATTTCCTAACTACACGAATGCTAAAAAGGCATTGAATGAAGCGCATTGTGCTGCATTAGTGCAAAAAGACAGAACGGTAAGGATGACACAAATCTGTCCTGGTTATACTGACACTACAATGATAGATGGATGGGATGTGCCAAAACTTGAAGTAGAAGTTATTGCTTCAGCTATACACCACTGTATAAAAATGGCAGCTGCAGGAATAGAGATATCAGACTATACAATATGCAAAGCAAGGGGATAATATGCAACTAGCAGTGACTGGCGTAGGCATTGTATCGCCTCTTGGCAATAACATTGAAGAAAATATCAAGGGACTTAGAAATCTTGATGTCAACCTGTCTGACTTCAACATGGTTGGACATTACAGTGAACCGATGCTTGAAATAAAGAAAGCGTTTCACTGTAACTACGATAACATAGACACTAGCCAGCTAGTCAGAGACAAGGACAGAAAAACGCTAGATCCTAATGTCATTACGAGTCTGATTGCCGCAGATCAAGCAGTCAAAATGTCAGGACTAAAATTGCCTGAAGATACTCCTGTTGTTGTAGGCACTGTACGAGGAGGATCTGCTAATCTAGGCAGAGTAGGCAATGAACTGTGTCAAGGTAAAACTCGTATCCATCCTAATGTGCTACTCAGCAGTGCCCAGGACTATGTAAGCAATCATATCAGCAGCCATTTCAATCTCAAAGGTCCTAGTTTAGGAACAAGTGCTGCCTGTGTGAGTTCCATTCAAGCACTCGACATTGCCAAGAAGTATATGCAGACAGACGGATACACAGCAGCCATCGTGGGCGGCACAGAGTTTATGGCGAACTCAATCACTGCAATATACTTTCAGATGATAGGTGCGGCGAGCAAGACAAACAAAAGTATTCCTTGGGACAAAGACAGAGATGGACTTGTCATAGGCGAAGGCAGTGTGTACATTGTAGTAGAACCATTAGAGTTAGCACAAGCACGTGGCGTTTGCATACGATGGGTGATAGACGGCATAGGCATAGCAAACGATGCAGCCAGTGTGCTACGGCCAGACAAGAACGGCACAGGAGCTAGACTTGCTATCAGCAAAGCAATGAAGCAAGCGAACACAGAGCCAAAAGATTATAAAGTATTCAACGCACACGCTACTAGCACACCCACAGGTGATCCTATTGAATACGATGTGTTGAAGGATATATTTCATGGAGGCTTCTTGTACAGCAACAAAGGGCAACTAGGACACATGATGGGAGCATCCGGTCTCGCAGAAATAGTACTGGGCGCAGAGGCAATGGTAGATGATTTCATACCAGGCAACGCAGGACTCACAACTCCTTTCACTGATGATAAATACTTTACACTAAAGAATACCACTGTCCAAGGACAATATAATCGTTTGTTCAAAACAAGTTTCGGTTTCGGCGGCAGAGCAGCAGCAGTCAGTATAAGGAAAACATGAAAAAAGATAATGGCGTCTTTTGTGCGCTTCCTTTCTTGCACTTGCATGTAAACGCAAAAGGCAATGTTAAGCCTTGCTGTATATCTCCTACAACTTCGGAAGATGTAGGCAAATTATCAAAATCTACCCTCGAAGAAATTTTCAATAACGAC